ATTAATAGTAGAAATCCCCCCAAAAATATTTTTGGTACTGGATTTGCTGCTGGATTTCTTCGTTTTTTGCACATTTCTAACCATAATGTCGTTTGATATATGATTTGTGTGATTAATAGTATGATTTCAAGAAAATAAATTGTTATTCAAATTTATTTACCCTCTGACCAACCATCAAAGAGATGCGTAGATTTTATTCTTCTTACCTCTTTTCTTCTTTTTAATATATTTTCTGATTTTAGAAAACACACTCGAAGACTGCTGTGATTTATTTTTAATTTTGGACTTTCTGAAAGCTTTCTGTATAAGATTGGCTGCTTGGTCGAACTTCATCTTATCAGGTGGCATTTCTTTGTTAGAACCGCTGGTCGTTTCTTTGGTATCAGGCTTATCAGGAACTAAAGTCTCAATTTTAAAATTTTTAGATTGCGTAATCTCTTGAGGAGGTTCAACGCTACCTAAAGGTGGTTTATAAGTATTTGTTTGTTTTGTTCTCCCATCAGGGAAGTCATATAGTTCTTGCGTCCTATCTGTGACTCCAATGGTGGGAACAGTGGTGTTCGTTTTGGTGTTGTTACCGCGGAGATTACCGCTCTTGGTGACAGTACCATAAACATCAACGGTCATGCCAATCGGCATTGATTTTCCACCACTAGAATTGGGCTCAAAATAGTAGGGAGAATCAGCAGGTGACGTCATAGGTTTATGTTCGTTGCCCTGTCCAATTGCTCTAAGTACGGAATTCACGTTCTTAACTAAGAATCCGTACGTTACGCCGCGTATACCGCTGTTTGAATAATTAAGAGAGTTATAGAATTCGTCGTCTATAACCGAATCTTCTTCTTGTGATTTAGACTCAGCTAACCGATTGTCGTGGCGCTTGCAACGACTATCTAAATAATTAACTGGTTTTGTTGTGGAATTTTTAAGAGTTACCGAATTCTGAAGTTTTCCGTCAGAGTAACCAGGTCCACAATAATTAGTAAAAGGATCAAATAGTGTAAATGTCATATAATTTACCCTACCACCCTGCCGACATCAACAAAAGAGCTCATAACCTCGCACCCGCGCTATTATAACGCGACGCTGGACGAGCTTACTCAATGGAAATGTTGTGTGATCTACGCTATTAAAATGTATATACATATCCTCAAAGAATTTAAAATGTCGAGCACTGAATACATGATTAGCCATATGGGAAATCAATGCGTCTGCTAAATCTTTTTGTTTAGTAGTGGTCAATCCGTACACATGCTTAGCCATGCGCACGGGGTGTGTGTTGACGACACCACTTCGAGTCAATTCAAACCGGTTGGAGAAAAATTCAGCCCCATCCATTGACTTGTGGTTTTTAATCTCATTCATCTTGAGATCGATACCTAATAATCCCATTTGAGCAAAGTACTCCTGTTGGTTAAACCCAACGGGAAAACTCTGTAATACATCGTCACCGCCGACGATGATCTGGAAAGTTGGTGAACAAATTTCATCATCACTAAATCCCATGCGAATTTTGCATAGAATATCTAATATTAGTTGTGCTAATGAATTGCAGGTAATAGTCAAGTACCACCCGGATTTCATAATCCCA